GGCTGCCACGCCGTTCCCTCGCATCATCCGCGACCTGCTGCCACGCGGCGGGCCAGCGCCAGGCGTTCTCGGCCAGAGAGCAGCGCTTCTCGACGTGGCGCAGCAGCCGCCTCGCCATGATGCTTCGCAGCGACGGCCGATCGACCAGCGCGGAGAGGTACAGGTGCCACTCGTCAGCTCTCTCGGCGACATAGCCGTTCACGCCGTGGTCGATGACGTGGCCGTAGACGGTCGGCGTGGCGACCACGGCGGCCCCCGCGACGGCGTACTCGTAGCATTTTATGGGCGACTTACACCGCTCGAAGGCCGCGTCCGCCACGCTCGCGCAGCCGATGTCGACCTCGACCAGCCCGGACGGGTAGTACTCCAGCGCCATCCACGGCAGCGTGACCAGCCGCTCGGGCGGCACGGCAGCGACGATGCACTCCGGGACGTGGCCCTGCACGACGAACCTGACGAACGGGTGCGACTCGGCCAGTCTCCCCCAGGCCGCCGCCATCGGCTCGACGTCGCGCTCCAAGCGCCTGCCGCCGGCCCAGCCGACCGTCAATGCCGCCGTCTGGCGCTCGGCGCCGGCGAGCACGCGGCGGAACCACGGCACGTCGATCGCGTTCGGCACCACGATCACGGGCTTGTTCGTGTACGTCCTGACCACGGTCGCCAGGCGCGGCGTCGAGACGGTCACGCCGTCAGACTGCTGCATGGCCCAGATCCGTTCGAAGCGCTCGGCCTCCAGCTCCTCGAACGTCTTGCCCTCGTTCATGCCGGTCGCCAGCGCACGGTGCGTGATGGTACTGGTGAACAAGTCGTCATCGCTATCAAACACGACGAATTTACCTGCACTTCTAATCGAAGCAAACCATGCTTCGGCCAGCCGACGATGCCCGGGATTCCAGGATATGCGCGGTAGAACGTATCCATCACAGAGCGGCGCTATCTTCCCAATCACCGCGGCATCCGTAAAGTCCCAAAATGCTGGATAGCCTGACTCCTGTAGCGCCTTGAATGGCTGAAATACCCTCCAAAGAGAGGGACCGCTGCGATCCCCAACTAACGCCAGCATCCGTAGCGCGCTCATATGGTAAAATTCTTATGCAAAACCCCGGCGCGGTTGCCACCGCCCGGGGCACGACACCAGGAGGGTGAGTCCTGATGCCTTTTCATTTTACCGACTCCCAGATTATTCGTTTCTGGTCCCGAGTCGACACTTCCGACCACTGGGGCTGCTGGCCCTGGATGGGTTCTCGGACCAAGTTTGGCCACGGCCAGGTCACGCTGGCGCTCAAGCGCTGCCACGCGCACCGTCTCGCTTACGAACTTGTCTATGGGGAGATCCCAGACGGCCTCGTCGTCTCTCACGCCTGCAACAACGCGCCATGCTGCAATCCGACCCACCTGAAGGCGGTGACGCAAAGCGAGAACGTCCGCTACATGTATCTGTCCGGGCGGGCCTATTCTCAGGGGCAGCACTACTCGAAGCTTCGCCCAGAGGCGCTCCCTCGTGGCGATGCCCACTACTCGCGGCAGCATCCAGAGCGGCTGGCGCGTGGCGAGCGGAACGGGGCAGCCACGCTGACGGCGGACAAGGTGCGTGAGATCAGGCGCATGTTCGCAGATGGCGTCACCCAGACCGAGATCGCTCGACGCCTCTGCGTTGCCCAGACGAATGTAAGCCTGATCGTACGCCGAAAACGATGGGCACACGTCACCTGATGTCATCGGAGGCCGATCCCGCACATCAGCAGGTAGTGGCGCGCGTCAGGATGCCCGAGATGTAGCGCGGTGTCCTGCATGCCGAACGACTGCACGACGCGGAACCGCTCGGCCATGAGCGCGTAGAGGCGATCGTGGCTGTAGATGTTGACGTGCGCGGCGCGCGACTGCGGTGACGCCAGATGGCCGAACCTGGCTGACGGTGTTCCGATCACGCAGACGCCGTTGTCCACCAGCGCGCGGACGATCGCCGCCATAAACGCGGGCTCGCACGCTTCGGCGATATGTTCGATCACGTCGAGTGCGACGACGGCCTCGAACGGCGCGCGGAGCGCCAGGCTCTCGACGGTCGAGACATCGAACCGCATGCCAAACGGGGCGGCGTTCACATGCGCCGACGAGATCGCGGCGACGTCCGGGTCGACCCCGAGATACGAGCGGCCGCGGCCGAGAATGCGCGCGCCGATGCCCTCGCCGCAGCCGACCTCGAGCACGTCGCCGGTCGAGCCGATCAGTGCCGACGCCGCACGGTAGCGAGCCAGCACCATTGTCAGGTGCTCGGGCGCACGTAGCCATTGGTCGCTTGCTGACGGCCCGAGCGTCACGAGGCCGGTCATCATCAGTGGTCGATCCGGTGCGTGAGCGTGACCCTCGGCACGTACGCCCAGGTGGCGCCGTGCTGCATCCAGCGGTGGATACACGCCCAGTCGCTCGTACCGCCGCCACCGAACGGATACAGGCCATGCTTGAGCAGGTCGACACGATAGAGCAGGTTGGTGATCTGGCCCATCATGGGTCGTTCGTTTCCGATCTCGTAACCGCTCTCGGGCGATTGGCCGACGCGGTACATGCGGACACGGCCGTACGCGAAGTCGGCGCCGCCCGCTTCGAGCGCGTCGACCAGGCCCTCGATATGGTCCGGGCCCATCCGCTCGTCATCGGCCAACCACGTCTGGTAGTCGCCGGAGGACACCCCCATGCCGACGGTCATCGGCATCGCGCAGAACGAGTTCGGCAGGAACGTTGACCAGTTGCGGCCGAGCGGCACGTAGCGGACCAGCACATCCGCCGCCTCAGCGCAGTCGAGCGCGGCAATGGCCACCCGTGCCGTCTTGCGGTCGGGGCCGTCGCCGATGATGACGTGCTCCAGCGGACGGTAGCTTGACGCGCGGACGTTCTCGATGCACTCCGCGAGCAGCTCCGGCCGCTGCCACGTCGGCGTGATGACGCTGACCAGCGGGCGCGGCTCGGTCACGGGTTCGCCGTTTTGATGCAGGCCAGTTGCGTCGCGCGGTGGTAGCAGCGCACGCCGTCCGCGTCGAACGACGACGCGGTCGTGCTAGCCACCACGAGCCAGAGCACGTACAGCGCGAGCGCGAGCGCGAACACGAGCGCGGCCGCGCCGAGCAGCACGGCGCCGATGCTGGCGAGCCTGGCCGCCTTGCCGAGCGGCTCGTAGACGATGACGGCTTGCGGGTCGCGAATGTTCATGGCGTACCCCCTTACGCAGACCGTGTCAACTCGGCCGCGTCAGTCAGCGGAGAAAATGCCCGCGTACAGTTCGGGTGCTGCAACGCCGATGGCTCGGAGCCGAGCGCGAAGACGCGGCCATTCATGGCAGCGCACGCGGCGTCCGTGTCGCCGTCGTGGACCCTGACGCCGGCGACGACTCCGGACGCACGGTAGCTGGCGATCGCCGATAGGTTTTGCGAGGTGCCAAGTTCTGTACGTGCCACGACCCGACCGCGTGCCGCGTCGAATGACGGCAGCCCGCGCAGCCGCGCAGCCAGTTGCGGGATGCCCTCGCCAGCCATCTGGCCCTCGATCAGCGCGGCCTGGACGGCGGAGCGCGTCGTGTCGGTGACGCCGACGATGTTGGCGCCGGCCGAGCGCAGGTACTCCCGCGTGGCCGGGTCGTCGAGTTGAAAGCTCACCCCCAATTCGGCGACGACCAGGCGGCTGACCTCGCCGAGCACGCGGAGCTGGAGCGGCGTCAGCGTCTCGCCGAGCAGGATCGCCTCGCCCTCGGTCACCAGTTCGTCGGCCGTGTCGGCGCCAGCACGCAGCCGCCGCATGATGCGCCGCTCCTGCTGGGCCAGGAATAGGATCAGCTCCGACTCCCAGGTCGGGAGTTCGCTGGCCCGCATGTCGTTGTAGCCGCCGACGAGATCCTCGGCCGCCTTGCTCTCGCCGATCCAGGATGCTTCGACACGAGTGGTCGGGATGAGGTCCAGGAACGATCTCTCGCGCCAGCGCCGTGATGCCGCCGCCAGCGCTGGTGGTATCGCCGATGGGGCCGGCGCCAGGTCGGCGGGCGACGGCTCGTAGCCGATCTCGGCGCGCGCCTCGTCGGTCGAGATGATGCCGGCCTCGACCAGCGTCTTCAAGCGCAACGCCCCCGCGTTCTGGTCGTCCGCCAGCGCGCGGACCTCGCTCGTATCGAAGTCGACAATCATGCTCGAATCGGACGAGAAATCAGGCACCAGTTGCAGCGTGATCTCGCCCGCGATCAGCCGCCACAACGGGATGAGCTTCGCCTCGGTGAACATCTCGCGCGCTTCGCGGACGTTCGAGAACGTCGAGCGGTCCAAGCCTGCCCCGAGCCCGGCGACAATCGCGGGCACGCCGAGCACGGCTGAGATCCGCTCCTCTGGCACGCGGTGGAGCGTCTTCATGTCCATCTGTTCGGGGCTGAAGCCGTGCTGGACGATCTTGCCGCCCGGCGAGACGACGGCCACCGAGCCGACGTTGTCGCCGCCGTACGCGGCTTGAATGCGCGCCTTCGCCTCGTCCGCCTCCGCCTGGGTCATCGGGCGAGCGGCGGCGTCGAACTCCAGCGATAGCCCGTTGATAGCCAAATTCGCGAGCAGGCGATCGGCGTAGCGCGTCGCCTGATTGTCCGAGCTGACCTCACGCGCCAGCCGCTTGAGCGGCGCCAGCCCGAGACGGTGGTCGCGGTCGTCGAGGCCGTAGCGGAAGTGGATCACGTCCGACGGCAACAGGTCCATGTAGTCCGTCGACGAGTAGTAGTAGCGGTACGCGTCGATGAACTGGCCCGAGCCGGTCTCGGTGCGCGGCCCGATCCGAGACGGCGAGATCGGCCAGAGCTCGACGACGTTGCCCGTCACGGGGTCGCCAGCGCGCAGCTTGCGCCAGTAGGCGTTGCCGTCGACGTGCAGGCAGACGGAGAGGTAGCTGAGCAGCGCGTCGAGCGAGAAATGCGGGTTCGGCCGGTGCAGCAAGCGCCCGAGCTCGGTGTCCTCAAGCTCGATCCTCTCGCCGGGCGCGACGCGGTAGACCTCCAGTTCGGGCTCCGCGACGGCGGTGGCGATCGCTTGCAAGCACGCAAACACGGCGCTGTTCCCAGCCGAGCCGTCCGCGCCGTAGAGCAGATCACCAGCGCCGGGGCCATGCACCAGCGTGCGGACCGTGAGCGCGGCGTTGAAGCCCTCGACCATGCCGGGCGGCTGCGCCTTCTGCTCCGTGATGGCGGGCAGCGCGTCCCAGCCGCGCCGTTTGGTCAGCGATGTCGGTCCGAGCCAGTCGAACAGTCCCACGGCGGCCACCTCCCCGCGCTAGTAGACGTAGACGGCGCGAGCGTCCTTCACCATCAACTCGGTCAAGGCCCAGACCAGCGCGTCGAGCCTATTCGGCGATTGCCCGCTCTCGGGCGTCCACGACGTCAGTTCTTCCTCAAGCTCAGGATACACGTCGCAGTGTGACACGTTGCCCTGCTCGTACAACTGTGCGACGGGCGCCGCGCGCACGGCCTTGCCACGACTGGCGTGGACCGCCTTGTAGACGACGCTGACGCCCATGTCGCGGGCGGCGTTCTTGATGACGGCGGAAACCATGTCACCGCCGAAATTCGCCTCGCCGACGATGGCATCAGCGGCATAGTCGACGTACGCCTGCACTGCTCTACGGCCCCAGCCGTCCGGCGAGAGCTTGCATGAGCGGTCGGCTAACACGTAGCCGCGCCCGTCAGCGCCGAGTCCTGCCGCCACGATGCCCTGCTCGTCGTTCTCGGCGTCCGAGCCGCCAGACGGGTCGACGGCGACGACGCAGCGCGCCAGGTCAGGCGGAGCGTCGCGTCGGTCGTCGAGCATGGCGTACGTCCACATGGCGCCAGGGTTGTCGGTCAGGATCTCGCCGCCCAACTCCTGCCGCCCGAGACGCGAGCCGCCGTAGCGGTCGTAGTAGCGCGCTCGGACCCGCTCAGCCAGGTGCGGATTATCCGCCGTCGTAGCGCGCGTCACCGCCGTACGCGGGTCGGCGATCAGCGCGTGCAGCAAGCGGCGCGGCTTCGGCGTGGTCGACGCGACGACGCGCGGGTGCTGCCCGAGACGGAGCCCGAACTGGAGATGGTCCCAGCACTGGTCGAGCTTGGCCCAGGCCATCAGCTCCTCGCCCCAGGCGAGGCAGCGATTCCCGCCCGCACGGAGCCGCTCGACGTCCTCGGGGCCGGACGCGCCGAACAGTTTCGCCTCGGCGCCATTGGGCCAGAGCACGAACGTGCCGCCGAGACGGTTGACGAGTCGGACGCTCGGGTTGTGCGCGCGGAGCCCGATCGGGCCGTTGACGCACGCCTCGGTCGCGTCGCCGAGCGTCGGCGCGATGATCGCCACCCGGTGCCCGCCCGGCAGGCCCGGCAGGCATGGCGGGCCCATGACGTGCGCGTTGGTGTAGTGCGCCGCCGCCGCCGTTTTCCCGCTCCCTCTGCCCGCCAGCAGCAGCCACGTATCCCAGTCGCCATCAGGCGGCGTCTGGTGCGGCAGCGGCTCCCAGTCGACGGCCTGCGCTGCCATCCCGAGCGCGGCACGAGCGGCGATCTGCATCGCTTCCCAGTCGGCGCCAGCGAGCGGTAGCGCGTCGAGCACGGCTGTGCTGTAGCGCGGCATCAGTCGTCGTCCTCATGGCACGAGCACTCGCACTCGTCGTCGTCGTCGACGTCCTGAGCAAAGTAGACTTCTTCGCCCTCCGCGTACGCGGCTCGCTCGCCGCGCAGGACCGGCGAGTAGCCGTAGTAACGCAGGTCGTAGCACGACCGGGGGTCGGTGTCGTAGCAGGCGTGCGGTACCGTCGCCATCAGAGCGCCTCGCCCGCCCGGACGGTCACGCGACCGCACCGATAGCAGAACATCTCGCGCATGAGATACCAGCCGATCGGTTCCGTGTAGTTCGGCGGCGACGGCGTCTCCAGGACCGCGAGCTCATCCTCGCCGCAGGACGGGCAGAGCGGCCAGCCGTCGCGGCGCCGCTCGGACGGCTTCACCGCTCGCCCCTGCTCTCGGCTTCCGCGATCTCGGTCGCGCGCTTGACCAGCCAGTCGGGGTCAGCGCCCGTCGCTGCGGCTACGCGCTCAGCCGTGCGACGGATCTCGATCTCCAGACGGTCGACCTTGCCCCACTCGGCATGGCGCCGCCGCTCCAGCCACCAGGCCGACGCCTGCCACGATCCGCCGCGCGCTGCCTGCGCGATGTTCGCAACGTGCGAGACCTCGGCCTGCGCCTCGGCGCTTTTAACGGCGGTCGAGAAATCAAGAAATTGACGCTCCCAGGCGCAAAGCGTTTCGATGGTGATCCCGCCGTACGCAGCGGCCGCCTTGCGACTGTTGCCGGCCGCTAACGCGGCGGTGATGCGCTTGACGCGCTCAGGGGTGTACTTCGACGGACGCCCGCGCGGTGCCATCAGCCGGGCCTCACGGCGTGGAGCGTGCGGGTCGGTGCTGCCCCGCCCTCTCCCGCCTGGACGGCGGGCGCATCGCTAGGATGCTTCGCACGCTTGGGGTATGGCTGCGCTAACGGGGCGATCTGCGCGCGCATGGCGTCATCGAGTGGCATCAGATAGCGGTGCTTCCCAGGCGCTTGCCGCCTGGGAAGCACCGCGTACTCAGCAACCTTGCGAGGGCGCCCGAACGCGCCAGACGTGATCTCACGGTTGTGCTTCCAGCGTCCTGCATGCAGCCATTGCCAGGACGGCTCGCTCTCCCCTGCATAAAGCCAGCCAGCGGCCTGATAGATCCCGCCATGATGCCCACGCCCGGGATCGGCGAAGCTCACGATCAGTCGCAGCCCAGCGCAAGCGCGACGGATGAACCTCACAGCGATAGCAACGATTCTCGATACTGGGGATACGTGACGGTCAAGCGCGACACGTACCAATTCTGCGACCTGCGTGATGCTCAGCCCGTAGCGTTGGCCGAGCGTCGGCGAGTTGCCCCGCGCAAAGAGCACGCAGCCCACGTAGCGCGACGACTCCCACACGCCCACCTTGACCATCGGACCGATTGGCATACGGCGCGAATAGTGCCAGTGCTCGACGGCGTACCGCGCCGCCGCATGGCTACACCAGTCAAGCCGAAGTTCAGGACGGGACGAAGTCATGGCCGCATTCCGGACACGTAACGTGCGCCTTCTCGTCGAGTCGTCCCTGCTCGTCAATCCCGACCGGCTGGAAGTCGGGCGGCGCGATCCCTTCGCGCGCCGCCAGTCCCGCCAGCATCTCACCGAGCGCATCACCGGCCGACATCGTCAAGTCGTTGAGCAACGCCGCGAGCGCGTCGCGGTTCGTCTCGGCCATAGCGCCGAGCGGGTCGAGCGTCGCTAAGATCAGCCGCTCCTCGTCGTCATCCAGGTCGACCCAGACGGCCGGCACCGACGCCTCGCCGTGCTGCGTAGCGAGCGCGACGCGCAGGTGCCCGTCGACGAGCAGCCCGGAGCGCTCGTTGATGACGACCTGCTGGACGTAGCCGACCTCGGCGAGAACGGAGCTGAGCGCGTCGGCTTGCAGCTTCGGATGCATGCGCCAGTTCGCCGCGTTCGGCACGATGTCCGCGAGCGCGGCGTCGCCGGAGCGGACGATGCGGTTGCGCCAGACTGGAGCGTCGGTCGTCGTCATCGTACCCCCATCGTAGCACTCGTTTTGTCAAGTATGCGCGGAGCCGTGACCTGCTTCGGCTCGTCGCGCCAGACGGCCGCGTATGCGTGCCGGCAGTCGCCGCAGTAGTAGGCGAAGCGTGCGAACTGCGACACGCGGCCACGGTTGGCGCAGCGCGGGCACGGCGGCATGCGCAGCTCCTCTGGTAGGGCGCGATATTCCCACACGACGGAACTCCTCCTCGACGCCGAGCACGGCTGATCTGACGCCGCACACGCAGCCCTCGGTGCACGCGGGCGAGCGGTGCTGCAGGTAGGGGTAGAGCGCGCCGATGGGCGACGTGCGCTGCTCGTCGGCGGTCGTCATGGCAGGTCCTCGACTCCGCTGAGCATGAGCGCGAGCGCGGCGTTGAACGGCGGCAGCTCGTAGGCGTCATCGCCAGGGTCGCCGCACTTGGCGCGACGCGCCCAGCCGTTCATCTCGGCGGGCCACTTGACCCAGCCCCCCTCGCCGAAGTTCGCGACGTAGTGGCGGCCGTCGACGTCGTAGACGAGCACGTCGGTGTTCACGATGACGCCTCCTGTCGGACGATGGGGCCAACGGCCTCGAAGTGCCACGCGCCGCGCTCATCGCGGTGCGCACGCCAGTTCGTAGCAAGCATCGGCACCATGCCCTGTGAGTACGTCGCCAGGAGAGGCTCAGCGCGTGCTTCGGCCTCGCGCCAGTCGTGGCGGCCGGTGAGGAATGGGCACTGTCGCATCGCCAGGTCGGCGCACGCGGGATGCATCCACGGGTCGGCGAAGCAGGTACGGCCGTCATCGGGACCGATGAACGCGATCGGCCCGCGCCGAATCTTCCCACCGCAGATGCCGCATTTGCCGTGACGAGCGCAGTCCTCGACGTGGGCCGCGTCAACGGCCTTGAAGTCGATGGGGTTGCGCTGGTCGTCGACCATGTACGGCACGGTCAGGCGGCCGACCGTTGGCCTCCCGCTGGTCGCGCTCACGGTCACTCCTCCGCGCCGCGAATACACACGCGCCTGGTCGACGTGAGCGCGTACGCGTCGGCTCTCGACCAGACCGCGATGTCCACGTCGGTCGGCCCAAGCATGCCGCGATCGGCGACGCGGAAGCTCCCGACGCCGTCCACGTCGACGTAGCTTCCGAGCGGGATCGCATAGCCCGCCGCCGCGATCGGCTCGTCAGTGAGAATTGGCGTTCCGTCGGCTGTGAGCGGGCCATATTCCGACCGGACGTAGCCTGTGATGCGACCTTCCGCGCACCAGCCGTCAGCCGACGGGACCGCGAGCAGCGAGAAAGCCAGTAGTGCGAGCTGAGCCATAGAGCCTCCGTTCAGAGCAGGATTCGCTTGACGTCTTCCCAGTCGTCGGCCGACGTCGTCCAGATGTACGTCTCGATGCCGCAGGCCGCGAAGTCCTCGAGGTACGCACGCTGGGCGGCTGTCGGCTTCTCACCCTCAGCCTTCAGCTCAGCGACGACGATGCGTGGCGTCTCGTGCCGTGCGCGGAGCAGCACCAGGTCTGGGAAGCCCGGCGCGTTGCGCGGGATGCGCTGGTAGCTCCCGCAGTCGCGGCACCGTCGCGGCGTGTTCGTGGCCCGATCGTGCCAGGCCCGCCAACCGCGCATGGCAGCGTAGGCCATGACCTGGCTGAGCAGGACCCACTCGGGCTGCACGAGCGTGAGGTCGGCGCTGACGCGGACGCGGTGGCCCACCTAGAGTCCCGCTGCTCGCTTGATGTCATCCATAAACGCATCGACATCGAGCCTCGTCTGATGATTCGCGTCTGCCCAATGCAGCGCCATCTCTCGAATATTTGCGATATCGACCGCAGCAAGCGTTGCCCGACGGATACACACCTCTCGGAAGTCATCGAACGCCAACTGGACGTATTCATCGACGGCGACCCTTCCAGTCATAGGGTCAGCCACCAACACAAGGCCGTCGCGCTTATCAGCACTGCTATCCATGCCGATAAATGCTTGCCAACGCAACCCATCGGCCGACGGTAGGAATCCGTTCGGACACGCAGCAAAGAGCATCTGGCGTCTCGCCTCAAGATCCATCGGCATCGTCATGGCGCTGGAGCTGAGATAGTCGTCGCGCCATTCGCGATAGGTCTGCCCGTTGACTTTCCGTGCCGTCACTTCACCCTCCGTAGTCCCGCGCCGTCCTCAAGCGCGGCGTTGTACCGCTCGACGGTTTCATAGGTCAGCGCAACGACCTGGCTCGCCCACGACCGAACGGCCATAGCGAGCCCATCAAACATCGGCGCCTCGGGGTCGACCTCCAGATCACGAATTGCCGCCAGATCGGCCTTGAGTTTTCGCAGTTGCTTGTGCAGCCGTTCCTGGTCCCTGAGTCGCGCGACGTCCAACTCTGGCACCGACGGCACGGTGATAGGGTCGTCGTCTGTCGGCGGCTCAATGTGAAGCGCCAGCACTGGCTCCGGTGGTAGTGCGACGGGGTCGCCGATGCCCTCAGCCTCTTTTCGGACGACATCGACCAGGCGCGCCCGCTCCCGCTCCAGTTCTTCGAGCCGCGCGATGCGCCGTGCCTCGATGTTCACGGCATCGAGATCAGCATCGGCGCGCTGCCGCTCGCGCTGCACGGCAAGATCGTAGGCGGCCAGGAGCGAGCCGCCGGCCTCGACCTGCGAGGCCAGATCGGCGGCGCGCTCGACGACGAAGCGAGCACGGCTGAGCGACGGTTGGCTAATCCCGGCGATACGAGCCGTCTCTCTCAGATTGATTCTCAGGGAATCACCCGCCGCCTTGATGAGTGCGACGGCCCGAGCGCCCACCGTCGCGTGGCGACGATTCAGATTCCGCTCGACGACTCTTGCGAACCAGTTCGTGTCGGCGGGCAGCGTGATGCAACGCGGCTCGATACCGAGTAGTCGGCAGGCGGCATAGCGGTTACGGCCGTCACCGATGGCACCGTCCGTGTCCAGTTCGATCGGCTCCATCTGGCCGTGATCCCGGATCCCTGCCGCCAGGTCCGCGAACGCCTCAGCGCTCAGCATCGGAAACGCGTCGGCTTCAGAACGGACAGGAATGTCGATGAGCGTCCGTGGATCATCTGGCACGACCAGATCAGTCATCATGCTCCCTTAGCCCTCAGCCACGAACAGCGACGGCTGCGAGAACTCGCGGCCGAGACGGCGCCTGAACGACTCCCAGATGCCCGTATCCTCGATCTCGCCGTCGAACAACTCGATGGTGTGACCAACCAGGATCGGCTTGCCCTCGCCGTCCTCGTTGATGTCGTTCGGCTCCTGCCAGCCAATATGCCGCGCCTCGTGGTAGAGCAGCCGACGGAGCTGCTCGCGGCTGTACTGCGCGGCGTCGAGATGATCGGCGGCCAGCCAGATCACGAACTGGTACTCGCCGAAGAACCGCGCCAGGCCTGACGTCTTGACGCACTTCGCGAGCACGGCGTTGCCCGCGCTCTTGCCGCCCTTGCGCTTCCAGACGGCGGTCAGCCTGATGTCGTGGTCGGTGATGACGTGTAGGCGCTCGTACTCGCGGACGACGTCCCAGCAGACCGCCTCGAGCACCTCGTCGACCAGGAAGTCGGCGCCGTCGAAATCATCCTCCGATGGCACGCGGACGTTGACCATCTGCTCGGTCGCGGTCGCCATCGTTACGCTCCCTTCCGCCGCCTGAGATTGCCCGTCACGTGCACCAGTCGCGACCGCTCGAACAGCCGCCAGAACGTCGCGGAGCCGAGATGCAACTCCAGCCGATCGACGGCCAGGTTCGTCGTCACGATCGTTCTGCGGCCCTCGGAGTAGCGTCGATTCGTAACGTCGTAGAGCAACTCGGTCGCCCACTCGGTCA